AAACACTATGCTTTAGCAGTGTAGCTTATTTTAGAGGCGTTCCAGCTATCAGATTCCCTATAGGTCTTAGATTTGAGGTATCAGAAGACAGACCGATACATAAGGTCATAGACTACAGGGTGTTTGAAAAACCAAAACATAGACCGCCAGAGTTTAAATTAACTTTGCGGGAAGACCAAGAAAGAGCGTTGCTACAGTACGTGAGTATAAACGCATGGCAAGAAAAACAGCCTTGTGGTCTTGTACAGTTGCCGACCGGGAAAGGAAAGACTATATTATCTTTAGCGATAGTGAATGAGTTTAAGTTAAAGACGTTAGTCATAGTGCACACCAATGGTCTTGTTAAAGCCTGGACTGACGATATAAAGAAAGCCTTTGACGGTAAAGTTGTGCCGGGTCTTATAAAAGCTAAAAGCAAGACTGTAGGGGACTATATAACCATAGCAACCATACAGACGCTTAATAACATACCAGAGGACGAATTAGAGACCTTATTTGATACCTTTGGGCTTATTATACAGGACGAGTGCTTGGTTGGTGATACCTTAATCACCATGCAAGACGGTTCATATAAACCCATTAGAGACATTAAAAACGGGGATAAAGTTGCTGTAGGCGGCACCGTTAGTAATGTGTTTAGTAGGAAGTCTGAGATATACGAATTAGTATGTAGACATTCCACTATAAAAGGTAGTCCTACACACAAGACATGGTGTGTTAAAAAGAAAAACGATAAACACAATTACTATAGTAAGGAAGACCTTGTACTACTTCCTCTAAAAGACATAACCAAGGACTATTTAATACCTGTTAGGATAGAAGAACCAATAAAGAAATCTAACACTTTAGGCAGTAATTTATGTGCTTTTATCGCACTCATAATCTGTAGTGGACACATAGATAAAAAAAGTAATCGGGTTGTTGTAAATGTATCAAAAAACACTGACTTCTATAGAAGTGTATTTGAAGAAGGGTGTAAGTGTTTTGGTGTTACTGCAAGTACCAGTTATGATTGCCGAGGAAACTTAAGAATGTGGACAAACAACGTAGATATAAGATATTTTCTTGAAACCACTATGAATATAAACAAAGGTAAAAAGAACAATGTTGTTAGTGTCCCACGCTGGATACTTAATGCGTCAAACACAGAGGTTAAATCATTTATAGAAACGTGTTTTAACTGTAGCGGTGATTTACAGGAAAACAAAGCAATGCACTTTAACTGCGCGTCACAATCGTTTTCTATGGGACTTGTGTTATTACTTAAAAGGTTTGGTGTATTAAGCACTATTCACTGTGTTAATAAACGTAAAGGTGTTAAAATTCAATACCGTGTTACTGTAGGAGGTAAGAACTTTAATAAGTTTATGGACACATTTAATCTGCTGTCCTATAAAATGACCGATAGCAGAAATACAGGTAAACACACGTTCAATAACAGATATGCGGGTAACTACTTTCTTAGTGATGTAGTAAGTTGTAAGTCTTTAGGTTACACAGAGGACGTATATGATTTCACTGTGAGTAAAGATAACCATAGTTTTATAGCAAATGGCGTTCTAACTCATAATTGCCATCACTGCCCTAGTACAAGCTATGAGTTAGTGAATAGGTTCAGAGCCACCTATAGATTAGGTCTCACAGCAACACCAGAAAGAAATGACGGTCTCACATTCTTAATGACTTTATATTTTGGCGGGTTCTGTTATGAGTACAACAAAGAGTTGCAAAAAGACCAGAAGAAAGACAAAGACATTTTACCATTTGAGGTGATACACCGGGCCATGAAATATTCTTTCACACCTATGCTACGTCCTGTAGGTCAGAGAGGGTATAAAGTATTGCCGTTTAATTATCCCGTGAATAAATATGGCCCGGAAGATATACCTATTGATTCCATACCTTATAGAGACAGACCGAAAGTAAAGTACAACGAGGTATCAGACCTCGTGATGTTAGATGAAAATAATATTAAACAGGTGTTACATGATGTATATACAGAAGGTGTTATCAATAACCGTAGCTGTGTGGTGTTTTTTACCAGTCGTGTGCACTGTGAACACTATTTCCAGAAGTTCAAAGAAATGGTGACACACACTACTAGGTATACGTCCGGGAATACAAAGTTTAGTAATATAGCACAGTTATACACAGGTGCTACCAAAGATGATGAAACATGTTTAAAACGTGCAATAAACCGGGAAGTAATAATTACCTTTACCACCTTTGGTAAAAGCACAGAAGGGACTAATATACCGTGTTTAGAAGTAGCGTTTTTAGTTACTTCCATTAATGACGGTAAGAACACCGAACAGGCCATAGGACGTATTCGCCGTAAGTGTGACACATACCATAAATTAGGGCGCGTAAGAGTGTATGACTATGACTATAACAAAGTGTATATGTTGAGGTCTCATTACAGAACACGTCTTGAAAGGTATAAGACCTTGAAAGGTAGAATCATTGATGTATAAATATGTTCGTATTGACTAATACTTACAATAAAGATATAATTAACGTTAGTATAATTTAAGGAGGTAAAATTGTGGCATTAAGCATAAGGGACATAAAAAGACAGACCTTAGAAGGTAAAGTAGCACGTTACGACCAGATAAGGTCACAGATGAAAGCACTCAGCGAGGAAAAAGACGAATTGTCCAAAGAGATTAAAGAGTTTGCGTCCAAAGAGGGTGTTAAAGATTCCTCCGGGTCTTATTACTGTGACAATGACGGGTTTGTGTTCGGCAGTGTTGCAAAGACCGTGAGAAAGATAAACCAGGAGAAAGCGATTGCCTTTTTTAAAGAAATGGGTTATTTAAGGTGTATCAAGAAAGTAGAAGTTGTCAATGAAGCCATGGTAGAAAGATACCTTGATGAAGGTAAGTTGACTGTAGAAGACCTGGAAGACATAACAGACAGCACAACAACCTACAGTGTTTCAGTAACACGCAAGGAAGAAATGCCAGAGGTTGAACAGACCTCTTTCTCCATGGCGGCGTCCAGAAAACCAAAGTTAAGAGTAAGGAGGTAATGTATATGCCATTCAAAGGGCCTGTCAAAGTTAAAGTACCGTCTGGTGAAGTAGTGAATTGCTACTATTTATATGAGTTAGCAGAGAGACTAGGTAGACAGTCCCAGACAGTGAGAAAGTGGGAGATTGCAGGGACTATACCACAAAGCGGGTTCCGTGATAAATTTAATTGCCGTCTGTATTCCGAGGAACAAATGCAGATTATAATTGAAGAAGCGGAACGCGCCCATTTAAGACCGGGTAGACACCCCGCACACACTACGTTTGCTATGCATGTAAGTAGACGCATGAAGGAGTTATCAGACCGTTACATGACACCAAAGAAAAGTGTTGCGGTATGAAATAAAGTAGAAGGGAAAGAATAAGTATGAAATTTAAAGAAGCATATAGACTTATGAGAGAAGACAAGAAAGTGAAGTTGCCTAGCTGGTCTGGATTTTGGTGTTGGGATAAAAACAAAGAAAGTATTATCATGCACACTAAAGAAGGAGAAGTGTTAGACATACGAGACACCAAGAACGTAGGGTATACACTTACGAATATCTTTAGTGATGAATGGGAAGAAGCAACACCAATAAACACCCCGCTGATTGGCGGTTCATTAGCAATGTCATTTGAAACGGCATTAATGTTAATGAAGTGTAAGAAACGTCCTATGAGAAGAAACACCTGGGAAGACGGGACGTATATTATTACATGGGACAGTGCAGAAGGACCGAGACTTAAAAAGACTACGGATAAATCATGTAGCTTTAAAGTATATACACCAACACAAGAAGATATGTTCACAGATGATTGGACATATTTTGTACACAAGGAGGACTAAACAATGAAAGTACCTGTTAAGAAAAAGACTGAGGATAAGGTGAAGAAAAGCATTAAGCAATTAAATGCACCAAACCTTACACCAGAGGAAACAGAAGCACTTGAAGATATGTTACAGGAGACAGAACCCAGTGAGGTTCCTATTGACCGTCTTAATAAAGTGGTCGAGTTTGTGTTTAACCGTTTCAATCTGCAAGACAAGGACTATCAAATTGATTCTTATGCAGAGAAGAATGGTAAGGTGAAATTGAGTGTTAGTAATCCGCAGTACACCGTGGCTGTTACAATCAATGACCGGGAAGAACACCCAGAACTTATGTATTAACAAAGGGGAATACGCATGGCTGTAAAAGTGATTGAGTATGGCAGAAGAAGGATACGTTGTCCAGAGTGTCTTTCTATGCTAGAGTTTGAAAAGAACGATATAAAAACAGTGCAAACAGGAATGAACGAGTACGAAAAGGTGATTGAGTGCCCTAACTGTGAAGCACAAATAGTAGTGAAGGAGCGTTGAAAGTGAAAAGAAAGTTAAGCAACCCACAGTTAAGAACACAGACACAGAAGAATGTAAGAAAAGGTAACACCACCGTAACCAGAAAGCGTGACGGTATAGAAGATTTAATAGAAAAAGGTGCTGTAGCAGAACTTCCTATTAAGAGACAGTCCAACACAGAACCACTTGTCGGTATGAGTAAGGGTATCACCAAGAATATGCAGAACTATGAAAGCCTGCGACTGGACGTGTGGTATAGTGATGTTGTCAGAAAAGGTGAAACACCACAAGACGCATTACAGCGTGTAGAAGCGGTTATAGATACCGTCCTTGAAAACACTGTAGCGTACTATCTGGACGATTGAGAGGTGTACCCATGAAATACTCCGATAAAGTGTTAGATGGTGTTAAAAGACTACTCTGGTGCGATTTACACACTATCAACGTTAAGAGACAGAGAGCAGAAAAGCAGGACAACAAAGAACTTGCTAAAATGTACAAAGACCAGGGAGAATTGATAGCCACACTCATTGCCAATACACCTGGGCTACAGGATAAATTAGGCCAGTCATAAGACTGGTCTTCTTTTGACCTTATATGTGTTTATGTGTTAAAATGCTAATATAATAAATAAGTGTGAGAGAGGGGAATTAAATATGAACGACATTGACGGTCTTTTGAGCGAGTTTAGAAATGCCAGAGGACAGGAGTTAAAGCCGCCCCAAAAGAATGATGGTGTTGTAAACAGCGTACACGCTGAGTATGACAAGGGTAAGACACATTCCGCAAGCAAGTGGTATAATCATTTTCTTGCACTGTATGACGATATGGAAAACACCATAGACGATTGGACAGTAAGAGACTTAATGTACTACTTCCGGGAAAAATCCCGTGAGAATGGGTGTAACTATGTTATACACAACATGAAACGTGATATGGGAATCTTCAAGACACTATGTAGTAATTTTAGTAACCGGGACATAGTGTTGATGATTGAATTTCTGTATGAGAGCGGGCAAAAGTATTTATCATTAGACACCCTACAACCTACGGTGTTATCAAGTAATTGGGTTATTACTATTCAGCGTGACGCACACTTGTGGTTAGACGATAAGTTTGACCCGGACAAGAAGAACGTTGATAAAAAGAAACCTTCCTTATATAATAAGAAAGCAACACCTTCCAGAGAGTACACAAAGCCAAACACTGGAAAGAGTAAAGTTAGAATAGGAGCGTGGAAGTAGTGAGACCGAGAAGAACAAGTTACAAACAGTCAAGTCTTTTGATGGTGGGTATTCCTAAAAAATTCTGTGAGTGCACACTAAAAGACTACAACACCTTTGGGTCTACAGACTTAGTGGCATTGAAAGACTACATTAGATTTTACATTGAGAATGTAGAAGACACTTTCAAAGAGTGCCATGGTCTTTATATGTACGGTAGTAACGGTGTGGGTAAGACTATGTTAGCGTCTATTATTTTACGTGAAGCATTTATGTGTCGTTTCACTGTTAGAAGGTGCACATTTGCTGATTATATCGCAGAGTACACCAGAGCGTGGTCTTGTACCGGGAAAGACGAAAAAGACGCAATGGAAGATAACCTGTTTACATACTACAAGGGTGTTGAGTTCCTTGTGTTAGAAGAAGTGGGGAAAGAGATTGACACAAAGATAGCGCGACCGATATTAGAAGACCTTTTGAGGTATAGAGAAGAAAAGGGCCTTGTAACCATCATGTGTTCCAACATAACCCCGGAGGACTTCTTTGAGAGATATGGTAACAGTATAATGTCTTTAATGCAAGGTAACATGACCCCTATCGAGATTGTAGGGAAAGACCGCCGAGAAGTTAAAGACCACTATTAAGGAGGAAAGCAGTGTTAAAGCTGAAAGTAAGAAAGAAGGTCTCCGAGACAAAACCGAACACGCATGACTGGGAGTTAATATCCAGTCTTGCAAGACAAATGGTAGATATTGAGCGGGAGATAAACACCCTCAAAGAGCAGTACAACGAGGTCAGAAAGCAGTTAGCGTGTGCGAAGTACAACAACCTGCAATTAGGCAAGAAGTACAGTTACAGGACAGACAAGAGTGTTGTAGAGGGTATATTAAGATACCGCACCACCTATGACAATCGAAACGAATACTTTGAGTTGCAGGTGGTGAAGAAAGACGGTCTGATAGGTGAAGTAGTCCGCGTAGTGTTAAACCCGGACGACCTCACTTTGGTAGAGTAGTTTGTGGCACACAAATAAATATGATATAATAGCGCATAGTGCAAACAACCATTATGCGCTAAAATTTTACATAGAGAGAAGGTGTTATAATTGTTACATGGAGACATATCTAACCAGTCCGGCACAACCATAGCGTTCCGCTGTGAAGACTTCCTTATTAAGTTTCACAATGACACACTGACTGATAAAGTGGTTACTTTCTTTGCGGGTAAAGAAAAACGAGCGGAGGTAGATAACAAAGTGTTAAGTGTCATGGAACACTTGTACAGAAACACAGAGTACAACGTGGACTTAGTGATTGAGAGAAAGAACTACACAGATAAGCTAAAATCTATGGTGGAAGATATGCCCTGTAGTCGTGTGGTGTTGATTGATAATCTCAATAACATAGGGTCACGTATTTTAGTAGGTGATTTAAGTTACTATGTTGATGATGATTATGAACGTAGGCGGCAGATAAATAGCAACTATGCAGTGACGCTAAACGAACTTAGAAGTATGACAAGAATAGGACGGTAATCGTTTTGAGTGACAAGAACCTAGATAAACTCAATGTCGAGCGGGGGCTTATATCAAAGCTGATAGAGACACGGGACATTGAGACCATAACTACATTAGATATAGACACCAGATTCTTTACCGGGGAACACAGACGGGTGTTCAGTTACATAACAAAGTTTGTGTTAGAGAATGGCGAGGTGCCAACGCCCCGTGTTGTAAAGAAGAACTTCCCAAACTACATCATTGAACGATATTACAATGACGACCGGGGAGAAAAGATTTACGGTACAGCAGAACCACTTGACTATTGGTGTTCAGAAATACGCCGAAAGTTGAAACACAACACCCTTGCAGAAATGATAGAAAAAGCGGGTGAGACACTAGGCGAATTTGATACTGAGGAAGCCTATAGCCAGATTAAGAAAGCTATTTCTTACGTTGACAGCGAAGTAGAGATAACTAAGTCGGTAGACATTACAGACGGCACTGATAAGCGAAAAGAACTGTATGAGAAGAAAAAGTTAAACCACGGTATTGTAGGTCTTGAAACGGGTATACTTCCGTTAGACAGAATATTAAGAGGTCTTCCAGATGAAACACTGACTATGATAATAGCCACGACCGGAGTGGGCAAGACCTTCATGCAAGTTCTGATTGGTGCTTACCTTGCGTTAGAGGGTTACAAAGTACAACACTTTATCACTGAAATGTCTGACGGTCTAATGAGAGACAGGTATGAAATGATGTTATACTCAATGACTGTGGGACACATAAGCTATAAACAGTTTAAAGAAGGTAAACTTCCGTTTAAGCAGGAGAAGTCTTATTATGAATTTTTAGACGAGATACTACCAGACATAACCCCGGTGATTCTTACACCTGCAAAGGGTGTTCTTGCAATGAGAGCAGACATAGAGAAAGAGAAACCAGACCTTGTTATGATTGATGGTGTTTACCTCATGCAAGACGACCAGGGAGCAAAAGATGACTGGTTAAGAGTAGCGCACATTACCCGTGATTTAAAGACCGCCAGTAAAGATTTACACCTACCATTTTTAGGTAACACGCAAGCAAGTCAAGCTACATCAAAGAAGACCGGGCCAGGACTTGATTCTATCATGTATACACAAGCCATAGGTCAAGACTGTGATAACATCATAGCCTTATGGCGTGATGAAGTGATGTATAACGAGAAAGAAATGGGTGTTAAAGTATTAAAACAAAGAGAAGGTGAACAAGGACAATTTATAATGACCTGGGACTTTGATACAATGACCTTTAAGCCTATTTACAGTGTAGACCAAGACGGTAACTCCAATCCAGAAGAAGATGAAGACGCAGAAGACGCTTTACTGGATTAATAGTATTAGACGGTGTTTGAATAGCACCGTCTTTTGTTGTATAATGATACATATTTGAAAGAGAGGTGATTGTAATGTTTACTCGTTATAGAATCATGAAGACCCTAGACACGTTAAAAGGTGAATGTCATGTTCGGTGTGTTTCCTGCGGGAAACTAATGACACCAAAAGAAGTGTATTATTTTGGAACCACCTGTGAAAAGTGTGAGCAAAAACAGTTAAAGAGGTTAGAGAATGAGCGAGTTATTGACGAAAGAACAAGTTGAAGACCTATTAGATTACATAGGTGTTGATAAAGTAGGGGCGTGGAAGGGTAGCAATATCCAGTTTTGTTGTCCTATACACGGTGAATCACACCCCTCATGCGGAATCACTACAGAAGCAATAGACAGAGACACGGGCAGAACGTTTCAAGCGTTTAACTGTCTTGCGTGTGGTGCACACGGTAACTTAGTTAAATTCCTGTGGAAAAGTATGCCAGATGATTTCAAGACATATTGGGACGCCGCTTACTTTATGCAGGAGCGTTATAATCTGTTTTATGAATTTGACCCGGACAGTGTTGAATCAGTTGCGCGTTATGATGAACAATACGAGGACAATGACGATTCAGAAAGAAGAATAATTAAGCCAAAGTATTTCATAGCACCATTTGAAAGTGGCAAGAAGACCTACAAGTATTTCTTTGAACGGGGATTTACAAAGTCTGAAATGAAAGAATATATGATAGGTCTTGACCGTGAGAGTAAGACCATCACTATACCCGACTTTTGGGAAGACGGTCAGTTAGCAGGTGTTATTGGTCGTTATGTGTCACCACACAGAAGACACAATGAGCGGTATAAAATTTATGACTATCCCAAGAATGATTTAATATACCCGCTGGACAAAATTAAGCCTATCAATAACACCATCATTATTATGGAATCCATGTTAGATACGATACGTGTTAGACGCTTGGGTTATGAAAATGCCGGGTGTATAAAAGGTATGTTAATGTCTGCAAGACAAGCTAGATGGTTACGTGAGAATTGTGCTTGTGTTATAGACCTGTTCGATAATGACAGTGGTGGTATCAAAGCGCGGAGAATTGCAAAAGAACGTCTTTATGATATAAACTATAAAACGTGTGTATATCCAGAGTATGGGAAAGACCCATGTGACTGGGAAGACGAGGATTTAATAGAAACTATTGAAAGTGCAAAGACTATGCACGTATTTAAAGTACCACGATTATAAGGAGGTTTATGTTATGGCTGTATACGCATATGAGAAAGAAAAAATACCAAAAGAAAAAGCAGAAGTATATAAGTCCCAGCTTAGGTCATTCTACGGGTCTTTAGAAAATGCCATAAACTATCGAGTGTGTTCACTGGATTATTCTGTCATAGACAAGGGTATAATTAACTGTGTGAATACCTTCAACCAACACGGTCTGCACACCATATACTCATGTTCGGGACATAGTGAAACTGATAGTGCCTATGTGGTGTTTGCGACATATGTTACCCGCGAAAAGATAGAACGCGAGTTTGAGTTGTTGGGTATCAAGAAAGGTGTGTATAAGATAGAGAGGAAGTCCCTGTTCCAAGGTGAAGTAACCACATTAAAAGTAACGATACCGCCAGACAGCAAAGACTATTTCTATATCTGTAGTTTTCCAAAACACCGGAAATAGAAGGGGTTGTTGCACTTTGTAAATTGCCATGATATAATGCAATAGTCAATTCAAAACCATAAGATAAAAGGAGAGTGACACAATGAGTAGAAAACTGTTTAACACGGGGTATACCGCTGTTAAAGAGGAAAAAGAACGTCAAGAGAGAAACCGCGAGAAAGTAAAGGGTAAACTCTGGGACTTCTACCTGTCTGATGATGGGGACGAAGCACAAGTACGTTTCTTGACTGAGGAACCCGTGAACTACTATGCACATTCTGTACCAGAAAAAGGCGGCAGGTATCAAGAACACATATGCACCCAAGATGATGATTGCGAGTATTGCAACGAGGGTGATAAACCACAGTTCAAGAGTGCATACCTTATATGGGATAAGCGCGAATATGAGACCACCAATGAAAAGGGTAAGAAAGTTAAGAAGTCCGGGTGTTTAAGACTGTACACCCAGGGAACCAAAGTAACGTCACAGCTTGCCCGTATTTCATCAAAGAGTGGTATCACTGTGAAAGACCTCAATATTGTTCGTTCCGGGAAAGGGACACAAACGTCCTATATGTTTGAAAACGATTTTGAGCGGGAACCTTTAACTGCTGATGAAGTTCGTGAAATGCTGGCAGTGTTGCCAGAAGAACAGCAAGCTATGTATAAGGGTGACGTTAAGAAGGGTAACAAGTCATTGCTTAATGTAGTCATGGCACAGCTTGAAATGCGTATGGACGATTACGAAGAAGACAAGAACACCAATTATGATGAAGACGAGGATTATGACGAATCAGACGGTGATGAAGACGAGGAAGAAACACCCAGAAGGTCTTCAAAGTCCAGCACAAAAAAGACTTCTAATAAACGTACATCATCAAACAAACGTAAGCGTTACGAAGACGAGGACGAAGAAGATGAAGACGACTATGAGGAAGATTATGACGAAGATGAAGACGAGGACGATTACTACATTCCAGATGATGAAGACGAGGAAGACGATTTTCCAATGAACAGTCCCCGGTCTTCCAGAAAGTCTGCACCAGCAAAGAGAACACCCGCGCCCAAGAGTAACAAGGGACGTTCAAAGGGTCTGTTCAGAAAGTAAAACTACACACTGTATAGTGTAGAAATAAAACACACATAAGGAGAAAAAGACATGAGTAAATTAGGAATCAAGGAAGTAGCTGAGAGAGCTGCAGAGAAGACCGGGAAAAGTGTGAAACTGTCAAAAGACGTTATCAATGCCACGCTTGAAACAATCCAGGAGGAACTTGCCGAAGGCAATGACGTTGCGTTTGTCGGCTACGTGTCCTTTAACGTTGAAGAAGTTGCCGCACGTTCCGGCAGTTGCGCGGGCCGTAAGTGGTCTAAACCCGCACACTCTGTAGTGAAAGCAAAGCTGGGAGCAAAGCTGAAAAACGCTGTCGAGGAATAAGTCTTTCGTGTTTGACTGATTGTAGGTGTTATGCTATGATAACAACGTAGTGTAGCACCTATTTTTATTGTAGAGAAGGTGAGAGAATGAAAGACGAAAGACTTAGAATGATGAAGCCCGTGGTCTACAGTCCGTTCTATTCCAAGTGGTATCCGTTAAGACCACGAATAGAGAAATACACCATTGTAGACACCATTCCAAAACTTAGGAAGTTGGCGAAAAAAGCAAAGACAAAAACTGAATTTGCTTTTGATACAGAGACCAACGGGTTAAGAGCATACGGGCCAGACAAGAATTTCAGATGTGTGTGTATCACAATAAGCTGGGGGCCTAGAGATAACTACTATATCCCGCTTGCACACTTGCGTGACGAGGACATAGATAGAAACCTTGATTTAAGTGTTGCACGTCCTCTATTAAATAAGATATTGGGCCGCAAAGACGTAAGACTAATAGGACATAACATAAAATTTGATATGCACGTATTAGCGCGTATTGGCGTTTATGTAAAGACAAGAGACTTATTCGACACAATGGTAGGTGTTTGGCTATGTGATGAAAACACACCTAACGGTTTGAAAGAATCTTCAAAGATTAAGATGGATATAGACCAGACCCATTTTGCAGACGCAGTGGCTACAGTTCCAAAAGAAGTTAAAAAGCGTTTTGGTCTTAAGCCTAACAGTAAAGCCACGTATGACCTTGTGCTGATAGACGAAGGTGCACCATACGCGTTAGATGATAGTTACTTTACCTGGGAACTGTACTTAGGTTTGTTAGAAGAACTTGAACATGAAGAAATGGATAAGATTTTCTACAAACACTATATGCCGTTCATATGGACACTGTATCATATGGAAGAACGAGGTATCACCGTTGATGTAGACAAGCTGAGACACATGGGTGTTGATATGGACAAAGACCTTGAAGACCTCATGTATCAGATGGTAGAGATTGCGGGTATACAGTTTAATCCGTCTTCACAGCAGTTAGGTGAATTATTGTTTGGTTATGTTAAAGAAGACAAGCTGAACGAAAAGACAGGTAAGATAACCAAAGCAAACCCAAACTGGGACATTATCAAGCGTTCCTTTAAGTTCCGTATCATAAGCACCACACCAAAAGGTGCACCACAAGTTAATAATGACGTATTGTGGAAATTGTCGCGCTTAGAGTATAAAAAGAGTAAGCGCAAACAGCAAGGTGTAGAATTTGTAAAGCTGTTAATGTCCTACAACAAAATCAAAAAGTTAAAGAGTGCTTTTGTTGACGGTCTGTTAGACCAGATATATGATGATGGGAAAGCACACCCTTCCTATAACATCATAGGGACAGACACGGGACGTTTAAGCTGTACAAGCCCTAACCTACAGCAGTTGCCGAAAGCAGAGGAAGAAGACCAGTACCAGATTAGAAGTGTGTTTATCGGTAGTTTAGATAAGTCCACAGGTAAACGTAAAAAGTTAATCGCGTGTGACTATGCTAACCTGGAAATGCGTGTTCTTGCGCATTTTTGCGTTCAACGCAATATGCCTATTGCACTTGAAGACGGTTCAAGTATTGAGATGGGGAGTTTAGTGCAGAAATGTGATAATAGTAGAAAAGTTAAATCATATAATTTTGATACCGGGAAGATAGAAGCACAGCCAATAACAAATTTCTGGAAGAATGGTAAGTCAAATTTATATGACACACCACAATATCGAGGTACTCATGATGATTGGTTGAGAATAGTAAATGACGGAGACTATAGTAGACTTGTTGTTACTGACGACCATGAGATATTTACACCTCGTGGTAAAGTACGTGCAAAGAATTTACATGAAGGTGATACCATGTACTACAATGCCCCGGAATTTAGTGATGATTTAAAAGAACTTGTCGTGGGTATTACACTAGGTGATTCAAACTTTAAAGACAAGTGGTCTGGTCTTGTGTTCTATCATGCTGACAGTCAACGTGAGTATTTAGATTGGAAGAAGTCTTTATTAAAAGACTATGTTGGCGAAGTTTTTGAAGACACTACAGTTAATAAGATATATTTAAAAGCTAACCCCTTTATACTCAAACTCAAAGAGTGTTACACACAAGGTAAAGACAATTCCCATAAGTTAATTAATGTAGATATAGTTAAACATATGAGTGTTAAGTCTTTAGCTGTATGGTATTTAGATGACGGGTGTTTTAGCCACGATGATAGGTGTTGTAGTATGAGCGGATACAGTCTAACTATTGCTAGAAAGAATATATCCCTTGATGTAGTTAAGGCTTTAAATGATAAGTTTAATTTTAATTTCAGACTTACTTCTACAGGTATTAGTTTATCAGGAAGTTATTTTAATAAGTTTTTAAGGGCTATAGCACCTTATTGCCCCAAGTGCATGAACTATAAGTTTCCTCACTTCTTAAAAGACCTAGTAGGTACTTATATCTGGAACACTGCACATCGTGATGTTACAGAAGTTAAGATTGTGAGTATAGAGAGAGTGCAGAAAGGGGACCCGTTATTTAAAAAGTCATTGATACAGTCTGGGTATGACTTAGAAGTGTTCGGTAACCATAACTACTTTGCCAACAACATACTTGTGTCCAATAGTAAAGACAAGAATTTGATAGATATGTTCTTGTCCGGGGCAGATACACATGGTGCCACTGCTGTTAATATGTTCAATCTTGACTGTGAACCGAATGAGGTAAAGAAGAAGTATCACCATTTGAGACAAGCCGCGAAAATCATTAACTTTATGTTGATGTACGGTGGTGGTAGATTCAGACTGTATACTGCGCTTAGAGACGACCAGTCCTCACCCATTGATTTAGGTAGTGAAGAATATGTCACCTTGTACGCTAAACAGATAGCAGAGTTTAAGCGTAATTTCCGGGGACGTAAAGTACCTAGTGACGGGGAGATAGTAGCACAGATTTACATTGACCGCTACTTTGATTCATACAAAGGTGTTGCAGAGTTCATAAAGAGAGAAAAACGTTATGCACATAGACACGGATATGTGTACACATTAAAACGCCGTAAAAGACGCATACCAGATATTAACAGTGATAATTTTGGTACTGTAGGGTACTGTGAGCGTGTTAGTGTCAATGCACCTATCCAGGGTAGTGCGGCAGACATAACGTCCAGTGCACAGAATCGTGTTGACCTTGACGATTTCTTTATAGAACACGGTGCACTGTTATTACTCCAAGTGCATGATGAACTTGTCATGGAATGTCCAGAAGAACACGTAGAGGTAGTCACTAAACGTCTGCAAGAGTTAATGGCACACCCATTCGGTGATAACATTGAACTGAACCTACCCCTTAGAGCAGACGCAGATTCAGGGGATTCCTACCAGGATGCCAAGTAAAATCTGACAGTTATCAAGACGCAAAGTAAGAGGTGTTATATGAAAGACCAAAAATGGGTTGACCTGTGTGGTAATTGTGCTAATATTAATATGTGTGAATCTTATTGTTATGGTTCCATGTACAGAAGGAGCACGGTTAAGTATTTGCGCTTTAAGTTTAGTGTTTGGTTACAACACCAGATTGACAAGGTGTTTGCAATAAGGTAATTTGACAAGTTTCTTTGTTGATGTTATATTTCACCTATCAGCAAAGAAGCTGTCACAAAATACAAAAGTAGAAAAGGAGATTGAAAACATGGCAACAACGACAAGTAAGTTAGCAGGAAACGCAGTAAAGAAGAATGTAGGTGCACAGGCACCGAAAGCAACACCAACACCCGCACCACAGGCGACACCCGCACCCGTCCAGGATAAGACTTCCAGTGTTGACCCTAAAGGTGTAGCAAAGTTCCTTGAAAGTGTTCGCACGAATAATGTAGAGGACATTGTGTGGGCGATTGTGACCGCCGGGGAATTTGACACCCTCACCAATGAAGCTATTGAGGAAGCTGTACAGAACGTAAGTAATGCTTTAGGTGTTGTAGATATGGAACACCGTACAGAGATTGACAACCTTTCTAAAGAACTGGACGCTATGCGTGAGCAGTTAGAAGGTGCACTTGCAGAACGTGACAAAGCAAATGACCGTGTAAAAATGCTGTGCGGTATTATTGCTGATATGTAAGACGTATTACAATTTACATGAAGTAGGGTATTGACCTCCTAGTGTGTTTATGCTAATATGTACGTGTGATTAACACACTCGTACAACGCTAAACATATTAGGAGGTTTTTCATATGAAAGACAAGAAAGAGAAGTCAATGTTTAGTGACGAGAGGACAAAGTTTATTTATTTCGACTTTGTTATAATTAGTGCGATACTTGCTTTTATCAGTATACGAGGTGAGTATGTACACGCTGTATTGTGGGCCGTTGTTGAATTGATTGTGACCCCGTTCATTGTGAGAAAAGGTGTTCGTTTACAGCTTATGTTGTTCACCATAATAGCGTTTTTCGCTCTCACAGTAGCGGGCGTGTCAGTCAACAAAATGTTTAAGACAGCCCAAGCTAGTTCAAGTGCTGTAGTATCTGAGAGTGTAGCGGCAGAAATGTCCTCCATGAACGCCGAACTTGAAAGGCTAAAGAAAGAGTCCGAAAAGCAGAGCGAGCGCGAGAGCGTCCGAGAATCATTAGACGCATATTATACCGCCGAATACCCCGGAGAAACGCCTACAGACACCGTAGAAGACGCTACAGAGACCACAGCGAACCAGCAAACAGAAACACCAGAAACAACCACAAAAGAGTTTGATGGCAAGATACCTACAAGCAGAATGATTTACACAGGTTCCGACTTGTTCTGGACAGCCACAAACGACTACTACGGTCACGTACTTAAAACAACATTGAATGAAATAACCATTGAGTTAGCAAACGGTGATGTTGTAGTACAGCCTAGAAAGTCAATCATGCAGGCTGATTTATATGGGTATAACCCAAACAATGTAGACCAGTAAGCACACAAAAGAAATAAGCGTTGTATAGGTGTTAATCACATTGGGCGGGACTTAATTGTCCCGTCTTTTTACGTGAAATTGACTTATATTTTGAAAAATGTTATGATTGTATTACAAAATTACAATACATAAGGAGGAAGTGTTAAATGGCTAATGAAAGATACACCATCCTGGTAGAACCATGTCTTACAGACCGGGCCGCACAGACCTACAAGAAAAGATATAACACACTGTCTGAGTTCTACACCACAGCGATTTTAAATCAGCTTGAAAATGATGGGGACTTTGATATTCGTGATGAATACCAGGAGGTGTTAGAACGTGCCGAAGAAAATTAGTTTAAAGACAAAAGGTAGTGTTGGTGTTTCCAGAAACCAGACCACCACAAAGACAACACCAAAGACACAGAGTAAGTCTATAACCCCGGCCCAAAAGAAGTTATTAGACGAACTGTCAAAGAAGTTTGGGGAAAACACAGTGACGTTGGGTGTTCCAGAAAAGCGTCTTGTGATACAGAGAATAAGAACAGGGTCATTGTCACTCGATATTGATTTAGGTGGTGGTATACCTTGTGGTCGATATACAGAGATTGCAGGGCCGTTGTCTTCTACTAAAACTACAACGTCCTTGCATATTTTGCGCAACGCGCAGAGAATGGGTAAAGTGTGTGTTTTAGTAGACGCAGAGGGAACTACAGACCCAGAGTATTTAGAGCGTTTAGGTATTGACCCTAATATGCTTTACTATTCCCGTCCAGACAGTTTAGAGGAAGCGGCACAGTTGTTGTTAGACCTACAAAAAAGTGGTCTTGTACAAGTTGGTCTTTTAGACAGTATCGCCGCTTTAGGTGCCAACAAAGAGAATGAGAGTGAAATGCAAGACACCACCCAATTAGGTGTTACACAGAAGTTGTGGGGAGAGTTTTTCCGTAAATACCAGATGAACAACAATCGTTTAGAACGAATGGGTAATGAAGCGTTCACCTTAATCGGTCTTAACCAGTTGCGTGAGAAGATAGGTGTTATGCACGGAGACCCGGAATACAGTCCAGGAGGACGTGCAAAAGGTTTTACTGCAAGTGTTGAACTTAGATTCCGCACAGGTGATTGGATTTATGAAGGTAAGGGACAAGACAAGAAACCAGTAGGTCAAGTAGTCAAGTATAAGATAACCAAGAACAAGACCTACGCGAGAATGAGAAGCGGGGAGTTTGACTTTTACTTTGAAGAAAATGAAGCGGGTGTTCCTAAAAGTTATGTCGATAACCAGAAAGAAATAGTTGTGTTAGGATACAAGTATAACGTCATTGAAAGAAGTGGCGGGTGGTTCAAATATAACGGTGAGAAGTACCAGGGACTTGATTCTATTATTTCCGCGCTGAAAGAGCAACCACACCTGTTAGAAGAAATCAGGGAGAAGATTTACAAAGTTGCTATTGTAGGTAACCATTATGAAGCATGAGTTTAATATAGGTTATGACGCAATAATAGACCGTCTGGAAAAGAGTAGTCAGTATTTAATGTCGTGTTATAATTGTAGATACTTTCAGAAGTGTAAAGGTGATACTGAGGAAGTATGTCAGAATGAAGACGTGCTAGAGTATGACATGATGATAAACGGTAACAACATTTGTTGTCTTAGGTGGAAACCACCAGAAAGAGCAAACAAGAAACGTTACAAGCTGTTAGGAAGGTAGTTATGAAATACGTAAAGGTAGAAAAGACCTGTGCTGTATGCAAGTGTGTTAGATGTGAGCACAACAGTCTTATAAACAGGGACTGTTTTAATTGCATTAAGTGTTACGGGTTTGCCAATTATGTTGATAAACATGGTGAGGGGTGTACCTATGATAAGAACAAAGAAAGAACGTTCAAAGAGACAGGAGAGTAGAGTTGCAAGAGAAGTAAACGGGCGTGTTACACTTGCCAGCGGCGCATTATGGATGGCAAAAGGTGATGTGCGCAGTAGTGATTACTTAGTAGAGTGTAAGACCACAGAAAAGAAAGTATACCCGTTAAGTATTAAGACGTGGTTAAAGATAACAGATGAAGCTACAAGTGACGGGTTCCGTATTCCTGTTATGTGTATTGACCTTGAAGACGGGGTGCACAAGAAAGCAGTGTTTAAGTGTTCAGACTTCTTTGAGGACAAACCACGTAGGGTAGTAAGAAGTTCTGGTCTATTCTACGAGGAAGATGATACCATAGAATCAGAACGTTATTTGACCGCAAAACAAGTACCTGTCACTGAAAAGGATAAGGTGTTTTATGTGTCCGGGAAAATAGAACACGTTACCATGTCTTTTGAATTATGTGTTGTAGACTGGGACGTGTTTGTAAGACGAGTTATAGAGAAGGAGGTATCATAATGAATGTTAAGCACTTGAACATTGCGGTCGTGTGTAATGGGCGCAGAGAGTTAAACGCCGCTATGTTTGATATAATAGAGGCTGAAAATTCAAAAGGTGCTATCGTCCAGAAATATATTAAAGGACAGGAATTGCGTGTTATGTACCCAGAACTTATAGTCACCTTTAAAGCAATACTCGTAGGTGATTACAGAAACGTACACGGTATGCGTTATGATGGTGTGCTGTACGAGACAGGCAGTTTCTACGCCAGAGAGTTTGCATTAGAGGCGGTGGAGTGTTGCACACTGAAAAGCAAGATAGCAGAGGCGTTTCATTTAATGGAAATATCACAGTATTTGAGAAGTAAACACATTTACAGGTGTGTAAAAGGAGACTAGCAGATGGCTTTAAAAGACTACTATTTGGCAATGAATAAGACAGACAGTTTTGTCATTAAACCACTGGACATTTACCTTATGTCCTTGAATAAAGAAGACAATGACAGGGCTATTGATGTTAATGCACCTTCACAGATTGGGACGTGTATGCGCGCTAGATACTATGCGCGTACCAAGACCGAGAAAGACGGGTGTGCAGTGAGCGCAAGAGCAAGACGAATATTTGATAACGGGAGCGGTATGCATGAAAGAATACAGCACTACCTCACAGAACAAGGTATGCTGGTGTTAGACGAGATACCCGTTGTTAATGACAAGTACAACATACAGGGACACACAGACGGTCTTCTTGACTGTGTAGACGCGCACCGTGTGTTAGAGTTAAAGTCCATGAATGACCGGGAATTTAATAATCTTAAGAAACCAAAAGACGAACACGTTATGCAGGGTCTTGTGTACGTGTTCTGTATTGAAACCCGGAGGAAATATTTACACCAGAGATACAAGACCTATGAGCAGTTTTTAATCTGTAAAGCGGCACGTATGAGAAGTTACGCTAAATACTATCAGCATTTGAAAGGAGGTAGAAAACACACCCGTGAGGAAAAGATTATGTTCCAGTGTGAGTTACACAATAAGATGGACAGAATCTTAATGAAAGTGAGCAAGCCTATCACAGACGTGGTGTTTCTTTATGAGAACAAGAACAACCAGGACTTGAAGGAGTTTCTTGTAAGCACCAAAGAGGCCCAATCAAAGGTCATTCTCAAAAACATACTTGATGATTGTGTTTATCTCAATGAGTGTGTGCGGCGTAAGAAAGTACCACAGAGAGAATTTGAAAGCAGGTCAAGTCAAGGGTGTAAGTATTGTAACTACAAGACAGAGTGTTGGCTATAAGAAAGGAGAATTAAGTTATGACAAGAGAATTAGAGGCGGCAATAGAAGACCTCAAAGAAGGTATTAATTTAATGTCAGAAGCCATTATCACTATAGTTACAGAGGTAGCAAAAGTGATTGACGAGGAAGACATAGATATTGACAGTGAAGAAGACCTTGAAGGATTTGTAGAAAGATTTTTAGAGACACCAGAAGAAGACCTTCCAGAGTTAGAGGAAATCACGGACGAAAACCCTGTAAACTCACGCGAAACACTGATAATTGAAGACGAGGATATAAGAGCATGGGACTAAAGCCGAAACAGAAACAGCCACCTAACACCCCTACCAAAAAAGTTAATCCCCGCCAGCTACACAAAAACTACATGGCAAACATGGAAGAACAGCTTAACAAAGAAGACATAGTGTTGTTTGACGAGGAACTACTAAACGTAGACCAGGACTTTTTAAGTCTTCCATCACGTATCACAGAAGTACACCCAAAAGAACTAGGTGAATACTTAAGTGCATTTACACAGTACAAAATGTACGTGAGGACTATACTGTCCCGCACTGAATTGTGTATCGAGGAAAAGAAAAGGGTGTATACAGACGTGAGTAATCCTTACTACCGGGAATACACACAGTCCAGGTTATCAGAACGCGCAAAAGACCAGCTTGTGCAGAGTGAGCCGGAGGTGCAGGAAAGCTACTATGAATTGGTGGACTACATCAATAAGTCTAACACCCTAAAGAGTGTGTTAGAGAACATAGAGGACGCTATCTTTTTAATAAGTCGTGAAATATCCCGCAGAACAGGTGATATGAAAGACGAGAATAGACAGCACAATGTAGGTAGATAGTCAGTGTTTTAGTGCGTCTGAAATATGACGCACTTTTCATTTGCTTAAATACATATAATGCGGTATAATGATAACCACAATAAAGTGCAGAAAGGAGTTAAGAAATTGCCAAAGTTAAAGATTAACAGTAAGGGTGCAGAGAACAAAGAAAAAGTGCACAGAGAAGCCCAGAGAAGGGGAAAGAGAAACAAAGTCAAAGGTGGTGAGTATGAACGCAAAGTTGCTGAAATACTCAAAGGTATGTTAGGTGTTGAGTTTGTGAGAACACCGCAGAGCGGAGGGTTTGCAAAGAAATCGGACGCAAACACCAAAGACTTTAGAGGTGACATTATACCGCTTGACGCAGACGTTGAGACGGTCTTGCATATAGAGTGCAAGAACTATAAGAACTGGGCCATGCCAAAGTGGGTAGCACAGGCTGAGAGTGATTGTCCCAAAGGTAAGATTCCTTGTGTTATCTTCCACAAGTACGGAACCTCACGGGACTATATCGTGTTAGACCTCAAACACTTCTTAAAACTTATCCATATCCCGGAGGTTATCATAAAGACCGTGACAAAGAAAAGGGGTGCTAGTAAATGATGGTGTTGTTAAATGTAAGCTGGGCTATTGTAGCGTGTGTGATTGCGCGATACCTTTACAAACACCCAATTTTAAGAATACATGGTCGTTCAATGTACCCCACATACAAAGATGGTGATGTTGTGCTGGGCTTAAGATACAACTACAAACACTGTGACATAAGACAAGGTTCTGTAGTTGTAGTGAATAGTCCGAATGGTGTTAAAGCCATAAAGAGAGCCACAGCGTTTAAGTACAAAGAAGGTATTATGTATGTGTGGGTTGAGGGTGATAACCCCAGTGAAAGTTATGACAGCAGAAACTACGGGTGGTTGACTACAAAAGACATTGTAGCGATTGACCCTAAACCAAGAGTAAAGGAGAAAGTATAACCATGGGTAAGACAGAAAACACCAACACCGAAGGAGTTACCATTGTTCATGTTTCCTCAGACACCAACGTGCAGAAGTTGGCAGGTAGTCTTTTAACTGCCATTGAAAATAGCACCGCTGTAGAGGTGAGAGCGATTGGTGCCGGGGCAGTGAACCAGATGTATAAAGCTATCGCAAGTGCGAGAGGTTATGTTGCGCGTAAAGGACGTGACCTGTATATAAGACCCGGCTTTGATGAAGTCATTGAAGAAGGTTCTGAAAAGACAAAGACCGTCATGGTCGCAAGACTTATTGTGATGTAAGACCGAAAGGAGAAGTCATAATGAGCAAGATATTGGGGTATTTCACAGAAGACGAGATTTATTACCACGGAAAGAAACAACCACCTAGAAAGACCAAAATAATAGCCATAGGGTGTAACCCAATGTTTAGTATTGAAGACTACGCCGAAGATGAAGATATACAGGTGTTAAGTGAAGACGAAAATTGGTACACCATAAAGAAGAAAGACATAATATTAGGGGAGTGTTAATATGAAAACGAGTATTACAAAAATGTTCACCTTTGAAGCGGCACACAGATTACCTAACTATGTAGGTGCGTGTGCTAACCTTCATGGTCATTCTTATAAACTTGCCGTGACTGTCACCACAGATAAGCCTTTAAATAAAGACCGCAACGCAACGGGTATGATAATGGATTTTAAAGTCCTCAAAGACATTGTGAACCGAAAGGTTGTCGGCCCGTTAGACCATTCACTGTTAAATGACTTTTACTACAACCCCACCGCCGAGATTATGGTAGAAGACTTTGCCGCGAATATACAGGCAGGACTTGATGATTTTGATGAAAGTGTGTACGTTTCAAACATTAAGTTGTGGGAGACCGAAGACAGCTATGCAGAGTGGTCGAGAGACTAGAGAAAGAGGTGTTGTATATGATGTTCTATCATGAGATATTTTTATCTATACAGGGTGAATCCAGTGACGCAGGACGCCCTTGTATATTTGTAAGAATGTACGGCTGTCCGATTGGGTGTTCATATTGCGACCAGCCCCAGGAAAAGAGTGACAGAAAGCGTATTGGTGTTGACACCATGTTATCAAAGATATACGCATTGAAGTGTAAGAACGTGTGCTTCACAGGTGGAGAACCTATGATTTACGCGCAGGAACTTATACCCGTGTTTATCGAACTTACCGACCGGGGTTACACCGTGTCTGTAGAGACCAGCGGGTGTGTAGAGTTAGAACCGTACCCAGTGAGAAGGTCATTTAAGTATGTGATGGATATTAAATGCCCCAGTAGTGAGGTGTCAGAGAAGAACATTTACAGAAACCTTGCGTACTTACAGCCACATGACGAGGTGAAGTTTGTCGTGGCAGACGAGAAGGACTACCAATTTGCCCGTAACGTATTAAAGCGTTATAATACCAGTGCGCAAATTTTATTTAGTCCCATGTTTGACACAGACGGCAAAGCAGTGATAGGACAAGAACTTGTGAACTGGATTTTGAGAGACAAGCTGTTTAATGCCCGGGTTCAGATTCAGTTACACAAAATTCTGTCAGTGAGGTAAACACATGATTGGAAAACGTAACCCAGAAAAAGACCAAGACTATTACAATGGTCTGATTGAGAGTATATGGTATAATCTAGTAGAGGTTAAATCAGAACTTACAGGTATTAAAGAGGAAGTAAACAAATACCATCCATTTAAAGAAGACCCAGGACACCTTAGTGCTGAAAGATTACCCGTAAAGAAAAATACTATTAGGGAGCACTTAAAGGAGGGTTATCTTCCTAAAAGACCCGTTAAGGTGTTCAGTAACCGGGACGAAGCATATGATTGTTTATACTACTGGTTAGAGAAGTTATATCTTACCGATTGGGCCATAAAACTTAAATTCGTGCGGATAAATGAAGAACCACTGAATGACGAACAGTCTGGCAATGTACACAGAGTATTTGAGCAGAAAGCGGCGATAATCACCCTCCCATTACCAGACGATAACTTTCTTGACACCTGTAAAAGCAGTGTTGCGAGGGTGGGCCACGAACAGTCTTTGGTGCATGAGTTATTGCACTTAAAGGAAGACCCTGTACAGTTTGTAGAAGATGGTGATTATACCGCCGGGTTCTATAACAGACACAAACACAATGAAGTTGAAATGATGGCAAGAACACTGTTAATGGTGAAGTACAACTTATCGCCGTCTTATTTCAATAACGTAGACAGAAAGGAGAACGACAATGGCTTGTGGCACAAAGAAACCGAAGACACCGAAGAAACCCAAAAAGAATAAGAAGTAGGACAACCGAAGACCTGTGCTAATAAAGACAGGTCTTTTCGTATGAAAGGAATACATGACATGGGACAGATATCAAAATTAGCTGAAAATGCGTATGAAACCGCAGTTGCGCACGGTTGGTATGACACACCAGTTTCGTTTGGTGAGGAAGTTGTGTTGTGTCACAGTGAGTTATCCGAAGCACTACAGGAGTTTAGAGTAGGAGGGTTTGGAACACGTAAAGACAAGATAACTGAGGAACTAGCAGACACAGTTATAAGGATTTTTACTCTAAGTTCAAGACACCAGCTTGACATTGAAGCGGCAATATTAAAGAAGATGGAAAAGAACAAAGACAGACCATACAGACATGGAGGAAAGTTACTATGAGTAAACCAGTTGTAGTATTAAATAGTGGAGGTTTTGACAGCACCGTATTGTTACATTATGTAAAAGAGGTTGAAGAAGACAGTCTTGTATACTCACTGTTTTTTGAATACGGTCAGCGTTCCATGGAACAAGAAAGACGCTGTGCGCGTAAAAACTCTGTAGACCTTGACGCGCAGTATATAGGTGTCAGTCTTCCAAAGATATACTGGACTGGCAGTGACTTCTATAATGAGGGAGAGTTTAAGGTAGACAAGCAGTATCTTGAAATGAGAAATTTAATTTTTCTGTCATATGCTCTTTCCTTTGCAGAGAGTGTAGGTGCAGAAAAGGTTTATCTTGCAGTGCTGAAATCACACCACGGGTATCCAGACACATCACCTAGATTTATTAGTGCTATGAATGAGGTATCGAATATAATAGGTGTTAGTATTGAAGCACCATTTATAGAGAGTGACAAATACAACCTTGTTGGTCTTGCTTACAAGTACGGCATTACTGAAAACGACTTTCACAGTTGTGATAAACCTACTACAGACGGGAAACCGTGTGGCGTGTGTGATGATTGTGAGGTAGTAAAAGAAATCATGTCCCAGTTAGAGTTAAAACACCCACGGGACGTAAAGTTTAGTCCAAGAGGAACACATGAACAGTATGAGACCGTCTATAAAGAGTACCCGGTGAATGAGTTAAGATTCACCATAAATAACAGGTGCCAGTTTAGTTGCGCTCATTGTTACTACGGATATGAGACTTCACACCGGGAAGACCTATCAGAGAAGGAACTTACTGAATTTGCTATCAGACTTCACAAGCAGTTTGGGTTTAAGAGTATTCACTATTGCGGCAAAGAACCTATGATTGATAGCGCGATATTTGATTCCATAAGGACACTTAGGAAGGTGTTACCCGTTGACATTGAATACAGTGTTGTAACAAACGGCTTAACTGTGACTGAATACTATGAGCAGTTAGTGAATGAAAGGTTGTTAGACAAGGTGTTCCTGTCCGTTGATGATATTGAGACAGTGACGGATAAAGAACAGAAGTTACGAAACACCAGTAGGCATATATTAAATGCTATAGACTTCCTGGTTACGAATAAAGTTCCGTTACAAGTGTTTATTGACCTTCACAAAGGTAACTACAACTACATCAATGAAATGTTGTATCAGTTAGTGAAGTTAGGTGTTAGAGAGTTTTTCGTCCGGGCAATAATGCCAATAGGTAACGCCGAAGACCTTGAACCTCTGTCCATAGCAGAGATAGCGGAAGTGTACAGTAAACTTAAGAGGTTGACAAACTATTACCACACCACCGTTAAAGACTTTAAAGTACTTCTTACTTTAGGTAAAGACGTTATAGTCCGTATGCAGGAGCGTGACATTGACGATATGACAAAAGACGAGGAAGACTTAATAGAAATGGTTGCAAAGTCTTTAGAGTATAACACAGACGTTGTTGTGCCGGGAATGAGTATATACCCGGAGGAAGTTTGCACACAGTTTCTTGATACTCTTACCCTTACATCAGACGGGTATGTGTTAGGCTGTACTTCCGCTGTAAGCTGTAGTGAGTACTGGAAACACAGCGCGTTTGATATAAATACACCAGACGAGGACTTCAAGAATCGTTTGATTGAAGCAAGAAGTAAGGTGTTAGAGTATGACGGTGAAAATTGTCCATTTTCTTGTCCCAAAAGTATTGACATTTAATACTCATGGTGTATAATTGTATTCAGAGATTTAGGAATGGCGTAGGTCTTCCGTATTTACCTACAGCCTAGTCCCTTGCTCACAATACGATAAGGAGGTAAACACCATGATGAATGTTTACGCAGAATCCCCCAAAGGTGGCGGGCGTGCCGCTGGTGGTAATGCACAGCAGACTGCACCCGCACCGACCAGAGGTGGAGTAAGAGCCACACTGGGTAGAGCGGCTACAGGTGCAAGAAACGCGCTGAACAGGATTATTCGTCCCAGAGGACGTAACCGTTAATCAGTCCCGCACCAAGAAAGAGAGAAGTCCTAATAAACTGGGACTTCTTTTCTTTTACCCGGATTTATGTTATACTGTCATAAAAAGAAAGGAGACAACACAATGTATATTGAATCACCAAGAGACAAAGAAGGAGTTAGAGATTGGGAAGCAGAGGAAGACGCACAGGCATTATTAAAAGCCCGGCAGATTAATGCAGACCCCGTAAGAAAAGCAAAAGCACAGGCGGTTATAAGGAGTATCCAAGCCACGTTAAAAGGTGCTTTGACGGGGACACCTCCTGTAAACACGCCGAGTTCAAGAAATAACCCCGCCACTATCGGACAGTTAAACATTCCCAGCAGAAACAGAAGATAACACCAGAACACCACAAACACATTATATACTTACAGAAGACAGAAAGGAATCGCGCATGAACGATAAGTACAATTTGAGTTCAAAAGAGCAGGATATAGCCAGCCATATAAAAGGTATAATGAGTTTGCTAGGTATTGAGGAAACACCATCAAACATAGACACCCCAAAGCGGATAGCGAAAATGTATAGCCGCGAAGTGTTTAGCAGTGAAGGTAAAGACCTAGCCGAACTTGACGCACAAATGACTACTTTCATTAACACGGATTTGAGTTCAATGCCCGTGACAATGACCGGGATTAAATTTAGTTCCATGTGTGCACACCACTGGCTACCATTTTTCGGTGAAGTAGAGATAAGCTACACACCATTTACTAAAGTGATTGGGCTGTCAAAACTGCCGCGAGTTGTGAAGTGGTTCAGTAAAAAGCCACAGACCCAGGAAGAAATGACGAAAGAGATAGGGAACTACTTAGCAGTGTTCCTTAATCCCCGTAAACTGTCCGTGAAGGTAACAGCATTGCATACTTGCGTAGCGTGTAGGGGAATTGAGAGCGTAGGGACAGAGACCATAACTGAATACAGATATAACAGAGGGGAAGACGCTTAACGGCGTCTTTTCTTTTGCGCGCAATATGATATAATAAGTACATAACTTATGAAAGAGGTGAACCATGAAGGTAGCAATATTTAATGGCAGTTCAAGACAGCATAGTAACAGTGAACTAATCTCAGGTGAATTAAGACGTATATTTGAGCGTCTAGGGTATGACACCGTAGTGCTCAATGCAAGTGACATGACAGGCTGTAGACCATGTAATCAATGTGGATTCTGTAGTTCAGTAGGTAGCTGTATATATGAAAGAGATACTCTGGGACAACACCATATTAAATGTATATGGGCTAGTGACATATGGGTGATTGTAACACCTGTGTATTGCTTTTCCATGTCCCCGCCGACCTTGACGTTACTGTCCCGGTTTTATTCTTATGGCCCAGAAGTGTTGCAAGATAAAGTTGTGTCTTCTGTGATAGTAAGTGGCAGTAGCGGTAGATATGGTGGAAAGAGCCTTGTAAATGAATCCTTTAAGCGATACTTTGAATATACAGGTGCTAACTATACAAACAAGCCCATAGGTATCACTACAAACGACACCGTGTTAGAAGACCTGCATACACTTACACCACGGTTAAGACTATTTTGTAAAGACTTGATAAGGAGAGCGAAAAATGCTGAAAATAGTACCAAGGACTAAAAAGAAACCCGTACCAAAGAAAAAGGTTCCACCAAAAAAGAAGACCACCACGCCCGTAGAGATAGACGAGACCCCGGAAGTAGAGGAAGAACCAAAAAAGAACTATAGTTCTCTGCATGATGTAATGGACACTAACAGACCTTTTAAGTTAGTGTTTTCTGGCGTTGAGAATGAAAGCTACTATGACATACTTTTTGATTGCGGCGTGCGTAGCTTTCTAATGTCCTATCACTATATCCAGAGCAAGCACATTAAAATGCGTGATAGGTTTGATGGGACGGGTGTTAAACTGTTTATTGATAGTGGCGCGCATACATACCAGAATGACCCTAAATATCTGGAACTTCCGTTAGAGTATTGGGAGAAGCACTTGCAGAAGTACCTTAACTGGGTTGAGCGGAATAGAAAGTATATATTTGCCATAGCAAGTTTTGACTTTGAGAACATTGTAGGTGCAGACACAGTAGATAGGTGGAACCGAGAATACTTAGAACCGTTCATGTTGCGCACAGGTATACCAGTGTGTTTCGTGTGGCACCAAAATTCAAAGTATGACTGGGAGTTCTATTGCAAGCGTTATCCCTATGTGGGATTTTCGTCTGTCAATACAGAAGGTGAAGCCATAGAACTATCAGAGTATAAACAAAGACTGAAAGTGGCAGAGAAGAACGAAGCACTTGTACACGGGTTCGGTATGACGCGTACAGGTATGTTGACTGAACTTCCCTTCTACACCTCAGATAGTACGACATGGCTTGTGGGTTTGCAGTATGGGGAAATGAACTACTGGAATGGCACCAAAATGAACCGCCTTAAGAAAGACAAGTGGAAATCACCTGCTGTACTATCAGAGTTTGAGAGAAGGTATAACTCAGACCAAACACTGTTAGAGCAGGAAGACATAACCGAGGTGATAAAAGTCAATGTGTTTGCTTTCCTTGACGCAGAGGATTATATCGTCACCAAGCTACGTTCTCAAATGTACTGGTTAAAAGCAAAGACAACTAAACGGGACGTGAATAACTTACCGCCAGACTTCTTTCCAGACCCTGACATGGTGATGGTGTGTTTAGACGAAGGTGATAAAAGTGTAGTGTCATATGCTCAGAAATTTAATATCAACCCGGAATATGCTGACGCTGACTTTTTAGTGTGTTGTGCTACATTGTTCCTTAACTGGGATAACTCAATATACAGTGACTGTAAGGACATACTCATTGAGGACGAAGCAGTGATTAAATCCCTCCATGACACACTGATAAACAGGATAGTCCCAGGTGTTGATGAAATGGTCGAAGACCTAACGCAGTTATTCAAAGAGTGCATAAGCGGTGAGAATGACAAGCTATTACAGATAGGCACCAACTTTGACCGCGCACAGAAAGAGCGTGAACACTATATAGAGGAAGAAGACGAGTATGAGGAAGTAGAAGTATCAGAAGGTGAGATAAGGGCCGCTGTGTATAACAACATTCCTAAAGACCGTCTTCTTACCGCAGGTGAAGATTCCGCGCCAGAGATTACGGAACTTGACGCAGAAATATTTAACGGCACAGGTATAACACCACGTTTTGATGATAGAGGTAAATTCCTTAAAGGTGTTAGACAAGTAAAGAAACCAAAGTCCGTGTACAGTAAGAAGTTCCCTAAACTGGCGTGTGCTACGTGTTTCGCGGCAAGTACGTGTCCAGAATACAAAGACGGCTATGTGTGTGCTTATAATAAGCTGTTCAGCAACTATGACACACGTAACATGGGTGACATTGTAGAAGCTATGCAATCCATGGCAAGTGTGAACATGGGCCGCCTACAGAAAGCAATGCTGTTTGAGACACTAGGTGGTGCATTAGACCCACAGGTATCACAGCTTATTAATCAGAACGTCACTTTGCTGAACAACCTTAAGTCAATGTATGAGAACACCAACGCAATGGTGCTTAAACAGACCCGCAATATAAGACAGGACGGAAGTGTAGAAGAATCTGTGCAAGTAACCAATCCTCATAGCATGGGTATTATGGAACAGTTACTATCAAAGATAATGCCTAGCAGTGATAAAGAAGACGAGGTTATAGTTGAATCAGAGGACGTAACACCCAAAAAGAAAAGCAGTGCATATGCAGACCTGGAAGAAGACGACTAAACCCGTCTTCTTTTCCATTTTACAGGATTACTTGACAGTTTCCTTATTAAAGCTATAATAATGCCATTAAACACCCAATACGAAAGCGAGGAACACCATGAAGAAATCAACTCTATTTAAAATGACAAGGCCGCACCCAATTAAAGCATTTTTAGACCGCATAACCCGCAAGTTTATGGACTGGGTAAATAACCTTCTTTTAGCCATGACTAAACACCCGCTCTTTGGGAAGTTCGTAAAACTGCATGAGAAAAGAACTGTACACCCCTTTAGAAATCTGTCTGATGGCATAATGCACTTAGGGACTGTTAGTGATTCATATATGACCTGGACAGCCACGGGTATTCTTGAGTGTGTAGAAACCAGCATTAAATCACACATAACCATATTTGACCGGGGCCGTTTCTTTGAACATGAGCAGTGCTGGGTAGACAAGAACGTGCGTTGCAAGTTAGGTATAACAAGACTTACCGTGTTGTTGAACGGCGAAATTAAAGAGATAGAAGCGCGAGGTAAAAGACAACGGTTTAATATCTATAACCCACATACTACATTAGCACCATTTGACCTTCATGATGGCAATACTAAAGAGGTGCGAGAAGAAATAGTGGTCGTTAATTTCAGTGAGGTGATGGGATATAACTTTAGAATACCCGTAACAATAGGTAGTATGTGTAACATGACCGAGGGTGATATTATAGTCGAGACAATGATGTGTATTAGACATTTCGCAGAAAACAACTATGAGCTATACCGGGAAGTGTTTGATAAGTGTGTTATACCCAATGACTTAACATGGATAACACCCGTTCCAGAAATTAGGCCACTGAGAAAGGAATAACTTTGACAGCATTTACCATATATGCTACACTGTACCAGTATCACTATTAAACAACCACATACAAAAGGAGGAAAAGAAATGGCAGTAATCAGAACAAGTACAGGTGAGAAGCCCAAGAGAGGGGAGCTGTACTACGTCTATCCGCAGATGGCGTGGGACAATGATGATTCTGAGAAAGGGACAAGCAGAACTGATGTAAAGAGTGGGAGACCCGCTATCATTATTGGTAATGACGCTGGGAATGGTGCTTCTGATATGTGTGTTATTGCGTGGCTTACACGTCAAGACAAAGCACCTTTACCAGAACACGTTACAGTACCTTCCGGCCCCGCCAAAGAATCAACTATGTTGCTGGAACACCCCATCACCGTGTCTCAATCGCGTTTAGGTGAAAAGATTAGCACCTGTTCCACACCATTAATGAAGAAAGTTGATTCTGCATTGCTGGTATCTATAGGTATATGTGATACCTTACAAGACGCGGAATATCTGTTAAAATGTCGTGCTATGGTGTATGACTTGCAAGCGCAGGTAGATACATATAAGCATGAGTTAGAGCAGAAAGACGCGGAAATTAAAGCACTGAATGATAAACTTGAATCACACGACACGAACATAAGAGATTTAAGTAATCGGTTAGAGTGTGCGGAAAGCAGAACACCTATAAACCCAAGTGATTTAAAACTTGAACTGGTGTTAAATGAGCGGGATTATTTGAGAGACCTTGTTAAGCTGTCAATGACAGGAGGTATTATCTAATGAGTGTGAGAAGGGACGTATATTTAAGTAGACACGTTATACAGTGAAAGGGGCATACATATGACAAATAAACAGCGAGAGGATTATGCCCGTTATCTTTCACGATTGACAATACAAGAATTGGGCGAAGAATGGGACAGCGTAACAGAAGACATTTTAAGAAAGGCACACAAGAAGCGCAAGACCAATGATAAAATTGTAATTGAATACCCATGGGTAAAGAAGCAGGAAGAAACACCATCTAAAAAGGTGTTGAAAGTCAGAAAAAAGAAAAAACATAAACCTTCTTTGTGTGCGAAAAAGAAGGGAAAGAAGAAATGCAAAAGATTTATACCCCCCGTACCAGGGAGAAAGCGCAACAATTAATATCGTATTACATTTCAAAGTGGGAACAGTCTAATCACCCGGTAGTCATTAAAGACGCAGACTTAGAAGACCTTGTAAAAGCTATTTACAGACGGGCCGCGAACACAAAGACTACAGAACGTGAAGCAGTATGGGACTATCTGACAGAGTTCTACACAGACACACCAGAAGATGATGATTGGTTCATTGAAGATTAAGTAACCCATATAGGATATGCACAGATGGAAGTTTGTGTGTATCCTATTTTTGTGCTACAATACCTTTAGAAACACCACACCGTTACATTAAGGGTAATTAATAACCCACCATGAAATACATACAAGGAGGTCACATAATGAGTAAGAAAGACGAAAATGTCCACGTAGTCCCCAACTGCACAATAACAAGGATGTTAAGTGCAAACGGGAGCAAAACACCTTTACCTACACTTGATAGTAAAGGAGTGTGTTCAGGTGTTATGAAAGGTAAAACACCATACGCGCTGTGTCAGCAGTGCCGAGTATTTAAGAAGTAAGAAACAACGCCCTGTATAATACAGGGCTTTATTTATCAAAGGAGGAAATAAAGATATGCCAATGACATTAGAGGAAGCTATTGAACACTTAAATGAAATACTTGCAGACGAAAACGGGTGGCCCTGTGAAGCGTGTAAGTCAGAACACGTACAACTTAGAGAGTGGTTAATAGAATTAAAACAGCGCCGCGGTGAAATAAAATCTGCACCTGTAGTTGAAACCACCTATAGACCGTTTCTTGATTTAAGGGGTTCACAAACGGATATTATGATTATGTCCGTCCCATTATCAGTAGAAGGTATAAAAGACATAGACAAGGAATCAGTGTATGCAGACTACAGGTGCTTTTTAACACGCAACAAAAGACTTAGTTTAGGTATAATGAATCCTGTAGAAGCTATCGGCGCCGTAATGAGATATGTGCAGGTAAGGATACCAAAAAATGAGGGTAGAAACTATATTGTTATCACCTGCACAGAAGCGGTGCTTATAAAGAATCAAGTGTACACAGTAGACATACGGACACATAACACTATTATTAAATGTACGTGTGTAAATCTTAAAACAGGTGAAGAAGCAGAAATTAACATAGTGGTAGACTGTTTTGATATAAGTAATATATTTGAGCGCAAAGATTTAATAATACACGAATCAGAATGGTGCACTGATTTAGAGACACTTAATAAAGTAGAAGGTCTTAGAATAACCTTTGACATACTTATCGGCAATAGTAATATTAAAGGGGTGCTGTGCACAACTGAACCAGAGCGTATAGGTATGCAGACTGATGTTACGTCTGAACGGATTGAGCGTTTCACATTAGGTATGATTTACCATGTTGCCGACAAGTTAGATATAGAAGGAGACATATACATTAACTTTGCTACAATGGGTGTTAGAAGAAACACTCACAGTAAATATAACACCTATAGCAGTGAAGCGAGTTGGGACAATGTAGTATGTAAAAATGCGCCGGAGTTTAATAGAACTGCAACCATAAATATAAATGACAACTACAGTTATGAGGTAGAAGCACTTAGGTTCAAAAAGAGAATAGAAGATTATGTAGACGATAATTTAGTAACTATCGTGGCAACACAGTATGAGCCAGAACCAGAATTAGACCCCAAAGACATAAAAGTTGGCACAGATGTGACTATGAATCTTTACCTAGCTGACGATTTCATAGGAGGTGAAGACCATGACAGCTAATCAGATAATACAACAGTTGGAGTTAGTAAAGCTGAAACACAAAGACAGACGTGTAGATGTGGGCGAATTAAATCTATATAATATGTGTGATGATTGCGCCCGGAAGTTAAAAGAGACTACAGAGTTTAAGTTAGAGTCAAGCGATAATACGGATATGACTTTAGAGTGTAAGAACGGTATCTATGTAGTATACGATAAAGAAGGTGCAGTAGTAGCTGAGTTCTTAGCTTACCACTAAACACCAACACAAATTTTAAAATCGAGCCGGGTTAAAGTAAAGACCTTGAACATAAAAGGTAATAGATAAAGAGATATAGAGAAGAACCATATACAAGGAACTATCTATACAATGCCTTTAATGTCCAGGGTCTTTCTTTATGTGTAAATATCGCGCTATTTAATGAATAACCCTATTAAAATTTAAAAACGGGCCGGGTAAAGATTATATAGTGAACTAAAATGAATAGAGATAGAGTATAAGTAAGCTATGTAAGCCCATTTAACACATACTATTCAAGGTCAATATGACTCTATATCTATCACTATGACTCTATATCTATATCTATGACTCTATATCTATCACTCTATATCTATCACTCTATATCTATCACTCTATATCTATCACTACCCCGGACGGAAGTTCCGCAATTTTGGTGTTTTGAGACCGTTTTTGAGGACATTTAAGGTGTGTTTGTCCGTACAGGAAAGACGTGTCTATTTTTCACATAGGTAATTTTCAAAAAAAGACCAAAAGTTTACATCTATTGTTATCTCACCCCGGGAATTTTCGACACTTTTATCAAAAAATAACAGTAATACTAAACTTTACATAGGACTGGATTATAAGTGTTTCTGACACCATGAGGAAACACCAAAGTGTGTTAGGAAGGTGTTTTTGTACGCCATAGAAAGACATAGGTGTAAACACCAAACCAACACCAAAATTAGGACACCTAACACAGTCATTGATTGGGTGTTGGTGTTGTCCTAACACTGTGTTGACACACTAAAAGACCAACACGAAAACACTAGACAAACACCAAAAAGGATGATACACTAGACATCACGTAGTACCTTTACAACCACATATTCATTATTGAAAGAGAGGGTCTTATTATGAAAATTAAATCACCCGGCACAGTTTTACACACAAACACCGAAACACAGGTAAAACCTAGTGTTATAACACCAGATAACACACCGCCAGACACTATTGAGTGGTGTCAATGTCGTTGTTACGAACGTGTTATGAGGTGTTGTGATTGTCACCAAAAGATAGACACTGCTTTTCATTATAATCACTACTTGTCCAAACACAGTGACGACCAGGGTTATTGGTGGCGTTTCTTTTGTCCCGCGTGTTATGAAAAACACAAAGATGATACAGACCTAGAGACACTGTATAGGACACACGAAAGTTGTTGTTTACCAGATGAATTTGAGTAATACCATTAAAGCGGCGCACATTTAATTTAGTGTGACCGCTTTTCTTATGCCCGCCAGACGCACTAGAACGTCCATAAAGACCGGGAATAGCAGTGTTTAACACAATGTACGTGGGTTTGCATAATGTGTGTATTTGTGCTATACTATGTGTAGTTGATAGAGACATAGAAAAGGAGAGCGATACAATGAAAAAGACACTTAAACCTAGGGAGACCAGCACAGACTTTACAGACACATGGGTCATCATTAAAGGACAATATAACAATCTCAAAGGTGTTGATTCCTTTAACCCAGAAGACCCCACAACACATGAATGGTATCAGGCAATGGACCGAAACACCTATCACACAGTGGCGTGTGGGTCTAACTTTGAAAATGTTATTCGTGGCCTAATGAATAATGTGAAGGGATTTAAGACACAAGAGGCGTACTATAAGTTCCTGGGTGAGACCACCACTGAGGACTACTACCGTGTACACTTTTTAGGTATGCCACCATACAGTGTGAGAGAGAAAGAGGTGATGGCGAAGGAAGGTGTTTCGTGTGCTGTGTCAACACCCATGAAAGACCTGTACAAGCAGGTGGTGGACGCGTATGGTGATTACTACTACGAAGAAGTAGAAGACGCTGTGGCGAGGGCTTACCGTGAGTTATACGCAAGTACACGAAAGACCGCCAGGGGCAGTGTTAAGAAGACCAAACTGGTGGCAAAGAAAACACCCAAGCCTACACCAACACCACAGAGGAACGGAGCGACTAAGAAGACTGTACTAAAGCCAAAGAAGGAGCCGGAGTATTTAATATTAGAAGAACCTGCAACACCAAAGGTAACACTTAAAAAGAATAAGATTAAGTTGTCCTTGAAACACAGGAGGACATAACACCACAAGACCATCTTACTGTATAGGTAGGGTGGTCTTTCTTATTATATACGCGCACACGTATACACGCGTGTTTAGTGTGTTTTGTGCAATGTGTCCAGTGTTTGTGAGTGTGTTTGTGCACTTGTACTAAAAGCGATAAAACACCAAAAAACACATTGACAAACACCAAAATGGTCTATATACTTGACGTAGAAACACCAAACAACACAACACCAAGAGCGTGAGAAACGCTAGAAAGAGAGAGAGAAGACCATGACTGAATTTTATGAGTACACAACACCTTTAACAGCTGATGAAATGACCGCACTCGCTGAGATTATCGCCTCCGTGAAAGCGCGTGTTGAAAAAGAAGTAAAAGAACTTTATCCACAGAACATGACAGACCCGGTTAAGTCAAAGTATTTTGTTCGTTCTTTTACCATTGATTCAATCCATCAGGAGACCATGACGCTGTACAAGTTTCTTGTTAACAACAAATTGATTTAACACCAAAAGACCGGGCGGGTTGAAACACACCCGCTCAAACACTAGAAAAGGAGATTAGATTATGCAAGACTTTGGAATGTTAGCACATTGTGTTAGAAACAACAAGACCAGTGACAAGACCGCAAGCGGTTCCGTTATGAACACCACCATGTATGCGAAGGTAGGTAAAGAGAAACGTTCCGTGTGCGAAGTGAACCAGTTTTCAAGTGGCAATGAACGTGTGTCACAGTTCTCATTTAGTGACCGGGCAGGTATTAGTTCCGCACTCACTGTCATTGTGAATGAAGAAACGGGTGTCACCACCTGCAAACACCCTCATGTTGTGTGTGAGGATGGGTGGGTGTTAAAGAACCTCGACATATTCCAGAAGGTGTATCTAGTGACAGACCCCGCAGATGTACCCAAGTGGTTTAATGATATGTTCCTTGAAATTATGGACAGATTACTGTATGATTGTGAGTGTGACGATTTACCGGAAATTCTTGTGAACGTCCGTGACTATATCAGTGGGTTATCAAGACCCGTAGGAAAGGAGTAGTTATGAGTAAAGACTACATTAAAATATCACCCAAACATGGGGTGAATCCCTCAATGATTATTTGTCCGTATTGCAGAGAGCCGAAAGGTATTGCACTCATGGGAAGACTACCACAAGACCGTGAAGCACCAAAAGAGGTCATTGCAGACTATGAACCGTGTGACAACTGTAAGAAACTGTTTGCCGGAGGTGTGTTGTGTTTGGACACCGTAGAAGTACCTACGTTTGAAAACCAGCAACCAGTGTTTGAGGACAAGAATATTAAACTCTATCCGACATTCAGGTTCATGGTGTTGAATAAAGAGTTTGTGAAGGACAACTTTAACATAAGTGACGACCAGGACACCATGGTTATGGCCCATCAAGCGTTCGACCATTTGTACAGTCAGATACAGTCTTTCATGGAACCCGTAGAAAATTAAATGTTTTAACGTGCACACTATTGACAGTGTTTTAGGACGTGTATTATAGTGTGTACTGTAAAGCACTTAACGAGTGCTAGGTAACACAACCACATATTATATAGTGCGCAAGAGTGCGCAGAAAGGACAAGACTATGTTAAAATCAAAGAAACTGAAACCGAGGTTAAATGTAAAGAGAGCGTTAGACATGGAGAAAGAAGCACCAAAAGCCGAGAGTAAGAAAAAGACTAAATTCGAGGACAAGTACACACCAGAATTTGACCCGGTAGAGGTCGTAATGAGTGATAAGTACAAACTTATCCTTACCGTCCAGAGAGACAATGAAAATGGTCTGTTAGAATTGGACATACGCACATATCAGACCACAGACCTGTACACAGGGTTTACTAAGAAGGGTGTTCGTGTCCCGTTAGAGAAAGTGGCTAACCTTGAATCCGCATTATATGACATATTAGAGAAGTGCGAGGAACATGACCTCATGGAAGAAGCATTTGAGTATGAAGAATGTGGTGCCAGAGAGTATGCGGAATCATACGAGGAATAATGGAATAAATGTACCTATAACAAGACACGCTATGAGCACAAGAAAGACCGCTGTAGCGTGTCTTTTTGTTGTCTTGCTACACTACAGCCCACACAACGCATTACAAGCCATTTCCAGCCCTTTTGTGTGTCTTACCCTAACCACATATCACCTAACACGCCTAAATGCCGTTTACGTGCCTTGTAGTGCGTCACAGACCATAAACACCGCATACACACATACACATACGCGCACATATACGCGCGTGACGCATTGTACACCACATAGACCCGTCTTATTTAATCCACCTGCATTTATTCCCACAACACCAAAACAAGACCACATAACCGCAAATTTTAAACACTAAAAACACCCGCAAACCTTGTAAATACGTTGTTTTCCGCATTTTGTGTGAATGTCCACAAAATTTATTGCAAAAAAGTGTTGACAACACCAAACACCAGTGATAAGATATAGCCAGAAACACAAACAACCACACACAAGCAACACCAAAATTTCACAGTGCGCTAGAGCGCAAGAAAGAGAGTAAGATTATGACAAAGACAAACACAACCAACAACGCAACCGTAAACACAAACACCAACACCAACGCAATCAACAACACCAACGCAAAGAAAGCAACTATCCCCACTATGAGCAAAGAGACCATGCAGAGCAAGACCAACAAAGACTTGCGCGATTATATCGACAACTACTTTACTGACAAGGTACTTGCCCGCTACAACATGACGCGCCCCAACGATAAAGCCAAAAAAGCCGATTTGATTGACTTTATCACTAGTGTGTATGACGCAATTCGCAACAAAAATACACAGACCGCCCCCGTTGCCGCGTCCGCAAAACCCGCACCTACTAAAAAACCTGTTCCCGCGAAAAAGACCGCACCCGCAAAGACCGACAAAAAAGACCAGTCCGAACCTGTAGAGACCCAAACGAGAACCAGCCGAAAAGAGCGCGAACTTGCCACTAAGTTCCCCGACTTTATCGAGAGACAGGTAGACGACACCATGGTGAAGTATACTAAGTGTGATGACCTGTACCACACGGTTGATGATATTCGTAAAGCGTCCGAAGACGGCTACACCATTCTGTTTGCTTGCTTCTGGTCTCCCCGTCTGTTGAAACAGTTTGATTACAAGGCACAGTTTGATGTTGACAGTGTTCCTAAAGCGTTCCCTGATAACCTGGACGTGGCAGAGTTGTTGCTCACCTGTGACACAATGCCTAAACTGTTCGCCCTGTCACTTGAGACCGAAGCCATGTATGCGTTCCGGGAAGAAGACTTAGAACCTGTAGATGGGATTAGAGTGTCCGCCGGGTTAGAGTTTGAGATTTACCAGCACAAAGACGCCGAGTAGTTAGAGCGTAAACCGGGAGGGTGAAATTCCCTCCCACCTAAACCAAAAGACCAACACACATAGAGAGGGAGGACTTCTAATGAAAACCACAAACACTACTTTGCTTGACGCATTAAAGACCATCAACACCGTGACCGAGGACTACAGCGTGACTATCTACGTTGAGGAAGGCTACAGGCATTATGATTTAACAGACCAGCGCGATATGTGGTTCTGTGTGAGAATCATTGAAACCGCCGACCAGCAGGAAATCTCCATTGCCGAGGCCGCAGAGCAGTACATGAACTATGTTGAAATCGAAGGATGTGCACACCGCTGTACACAATGCGCACATTGCTACAAGGGCAAGTGCATGATGTACAAACACAATAACCAGACATGGGACGAATATCTGAAAGACATTGAACCTAAGACCGTTCTGTCAAAAGAAATCATTAAGTTGGCGAACTCCGTAGAAGGTGAGCAAGACGATAAGTTGCTTGTAACCGATTTAATCGCACTTGCAGAAAAGGAGGGAGCATGAGAGTTATGACAAAATGGTTAAATGTTGAATTAGAGAAAGACCTTGCCGATAAGTTAAGAACTTATTTAAAGGAACAGGAAATCACATTTGAGACTTCACAAGCTGGCGACCTCACCCACTTTGAAATCCTTGTAACAAGCCGGGATATGAAAATCGCAATAAACCGCGCATTACTAAAATTTGAGATAGACCAGTAAAAACAATATAGACACCTATATGGGCGGTACTTATAATAGACCACTATATAAGGTGTCTTTTATATGGTGCCCCATATGTGATTTTGCGCTGAAAGTTTCGGCCTACAAAAGAAGGTATTTAACACCCATATATTAAACACAATATACACCCTATTAGTCCTTTAATATAAGCTCCTATATAAAGCTCCACAATGCACATATACAGCCCCTATATACATAGTGTGTATAAGTGTGCGCTGAAATTTTAAACACGCCCTACGTGCCGTGTGTGCGTCCTGTCATGTGTGTTGTGTTTGCATAAACATTTGTAATTGTTCAATTAGTTTTAAGTGTTGCATTAAGTCCAGCAATTCCAGACGCAAGACCACCCTTAAGTCACCCTGTACACCACCATACACGCTACCTAGTGTCACAGACTAGGAAATGAAAATGTAGGATAGGTAGATAGTGTGTTCCCATAGTGTATAGACCCCACCCATTAAGTCCAACTCACACAAGGTAATGTTAAGTCCTGCCATGTAAAATTCCTGCCATATTCCCTTCTATATAACACCCTCTGTAACGTCCTGCAATCGTGTTTCCTGCCCTTCTACCCCTATACCCTATACAATGTTCCATAACACCCATAAACATCCGTAAGACGCCGGATAAATGATACTCATATCATAATGTGTACATTCATACAAAAACACCATATACGAAGAAATGAGCGCGATATTTAATAACACTAAAACGTCTGAAAGCTGTGATAGGTGCGTAATGCTGAAATATGTACCTAAAGACTGATTTAATATAGTGTTTAGTGTGTTTTTAATTACCCGGAATCGAGTGAGAGAAGGTTGCGACAGCACCTTCCTCGATACTCGTCCGCTCGTGCGCCTACGCACGTAGGTGCGCGTGTGCGGATAAATCTTTTTCTTTT